GTCGATATATAGGCGAAAATTTTTCAAATTTTTGACCCGGGGGGATTGGGCGCTTTTCCAGTCTTCACCAGCGTTCCTCATTCACGAAGTTCTGTTTATGTCGGTTTCGTTCAGGGTGCAGCTTCTCGTGGCATTCCTTGCAGACCGATTCGAGATTGTCATCCGTCAAAGCGAGAGCAGGTTCATCCTGCAGGTGCTTTATGTGGTGGACGAGCACGGCCTCTGTGTATCGGCCATGCTTCCTGCATTCCTGGCATGCATGCCTGTCTCGTGCGAGTATCTGCATGCGCTTCTTCTTCCAGGCATACGTCCTGTAGAATCCTTTGATTCCGTATGGTGATGTCTCTGTGATCCTGTGGATCAGGTCTGCTGTCTGGTTCTGCTCCTCTGTGTATCTCATGGCATTACAAAAGGCGGCCACGTATGTGACCGCCTTTCCGCATAAAACGAGAGGTGTCTAACAACTGTGAGATCTTCGATCTCAGCTGCGCCCGATATCATATTATCAAGAACATGCGTGCACATGTGTGCAAAGCGTGAAAATTATTCCATCGGAAAATGCTGCAGCGCTCTGCCGTGGATGTACTGTGCCTTGCGCTTCCCGCAGTCCATCCTCTCCGCGATGTCCCACCATGTGAGAGGTTCTCCCGACCGGTTCTTGCTCTCGATGTACCTGAGTGTCAGCACTGTCCGTTCCTTCGCATCGTTCATCTCGTCGAGCTTGTCGCGGATATATTTCTCTTTGCCGATATACGCAGTGACCTTCGCTTCGTACCTCTCAGTGAGTTCGTCAATCGTCAGAAGAGGATCCAGCAGATCCTTCTTTCTTCTGGCTTTCGGTGCTCCGTCTGTCCTGTTTGCCCGGATACTCCCTTTCAGGCTCTTCAGCTCTGCAATTCTTTCCTCGTAGACGCTCGCCTCGATCTTTTCTGCCTGATACGCTTTCAGGAATTCTTTTGCTGTCATTTACCACCTCACAGGTATGATCTGCCAATCAGCCGGATAAAATCCTCTCTTGAATGTGTCTGCTCGTATTTGCGCTGCGTCTCCTGCTGGATCAGGAGACAGGTGTCATGGTTTCTGTGTACCGCTTCGGGCCCGCCGTCATGTATGTGATGATTCCAGCACAAAAAGACGGTGAACCCGTTCGCTTCGCTGATCTCCCTCTGCCCTTGGCCGAAAAAGACATGGTGCTTGTGGATGCCGGCCTTCTGGCTGTAGTCTCCATGCAGTCGCATGCAGAGCCAGCACCTTCCGTCCTTTTTCTGCAGGATGCTGTCTCTGTGCTGCCTTTTCTTTTTCTTCGGCGGGCTTTTTGGATACATGAGGCCGGTCAAATCCAGACTCCGATCAGGCCGTCCGGATCTTCGGCTCCGCGAGGAACGAATTCGAGGCCGTGTGCCAACAGCTCATTGTGAATCTTATCCAATTCGCTCTGATTCCACCACGACAGGATGATGGACAGGGCATGCGATCCCATGAACCACTTTCTGTGATATGGCCTCCTGATGCCGAATTCGAATGTCTGCATCTCGAATGTCCAGTACTCTTCGTAGGTTTTCTTCTCTATCACGCAGAGCTGCGCATCATGTCCCAGAGCTTCCGCCATCTCCACCGTTTCACTGATCATCTTTTCGACTTGGCTTTTCTTCTTGAACATTTCTTCCTCTCCATCGCCCGGATCCGTGCCGGGCTCATCCCGTGGTCGATCCTCTTCCGCACGATCCGCCGGATGATGTAGGTGCGGAATGGATATCCGTCAATGTTCTCGCCCGCGTACATGGTATTCTCGTCAAGATACCATCCTTTCGGCACGCGAGGCCTGTCTGTCATCTTCTGCCTGGTGATCCTCGTCTCCTCCGGCTCCACCTTCTTGATGTTTCTGGAGTGCCCCCACGAAGACTGTACGATCTTCTTGTGGGAGACGGCTGTCTTGGAGATGTACTCTCCCAGATCGCAACCTTTGTCCTGCATGCTCTTGAGATGCTGCGAATATACAGCCCCGAATCTCGCTCTCCACCAGCTTTCCACGAGGTACTCCGTCCCTTCGATCCGGTTGACGACGAGATGGATATGCCAGGCGTTCCTCTCGCCGACCTCCGCGTTCCGGATCCAGAAGAGCTCGTATCCCTTCTCGGCATATACCCGCTTCAGGTACCTGGCGAATCTTGAAAAGTCTTTCAGGCAGGCTTTCATTTCTGCAGGCCGAAGATTTTTCGCGTAGGTCAACGTGAAGACGCAGTCATCCTCGTTGAAGTATTTCTCGATCATCCTCGAGCAGGCCCTCTGCTTTCTCCTCTGGTTGTTCCTGGCCTGTGCCTCACAGGTCGGTGCAGTCTTAGGTCTGCGAGGTCTGCACTTGCCAGGGCATTTCGCAGAATTGAATTCCACCACCTCTATGCTGTTCGGCATTCTGTATTTTCTGCGAATATGCATGGCTCTTTCCTCAGGATGGTTATAGATTTAATAAACTTATGAACTACGAACGCGCACATCTCAGTGCGCTCTTTCTTCCTATAAAATATCCGGACGCTTCCGCGCCCGGGTTGAAATAGTTCCGATATTCACTTTTGAAGGCTCGTGATGCTGATCGTCGCGCCCGCTATCATCGCGGATGATGTCGCTGCAGCCAGGATGCAGAGCCCGATCCACAGGGAGTTGTTGTCCACCGGCAGCTGGGTCCATATCGAGATCATGTAAAATGCTGCAGTTGTGACCAGTAACTCGATGACAAGCATATAAATCGCAGCCAGTGTGGTAATAAGATTTCCTTTCATCATTCCCTCATTCAGTTTTCCACTCATAATCAAAATATCTATGTTTTTTCTTTGAGTATCCCTTGTTATAAACTGAGCTTATTTCTTTCATGGTAACTTCTGTTCTTCCGGCTGGTGAGATCTGATGGTAGTTCTGAATTATGGCTATTTTTAGCCTTTCAGCATCTACGTTTGGTCTCATATAGATCCATCCAACGCATCCCAAGAATACATCTTTCCTTCCGCCGATCTTCTTCTGCACTTCTTTGAATCCCTGAAGATACTGGCATGTTCTATCTACCATAATTGTCACATCCTCATTGAGAATCAGCGTGCCATTGCGGATTGTGTCCTGGCACTTCGCTCCCGAATTTGTCAAGCTACTTGATAGTGAAAAAATAAGGGTATGTGCAAAATCGTATGTTTCTGCAAGTTTTTTGAGCCTGACATAATTTACATTCCCGTACTCTGCATAGCTATCGACAAAATCTTTTATAGACCATCCTGTCGGTTTTAGATTCATGGCTCTACATTCAGCGATTGAAAGGCCGGGTATAACCCTGTACTCTACCGGAATATTCAGCTGCTTCAGTGCCTCTAATCTTCCCTGTCCGTCAATAACTTCCATCTTGCTGTTTACGATGATCGGATTAGATATATAGCCAACGCTTTTAATACTTTCTTTTATGATAGCGACACGTTTGTTGGTTACTTCTCTGTTTCCTTTTAATCTGCGAAAAACATCATAGTCTCTCGTTTCATAGATTTGGACCGTTTTAACTTCCATGTTTTTACCTCTCGTTTTTATGTTTTACATTGCAAATTTGCAGATATTTCGCAAAAATGTTTGCTTAACCCTCTAAACCAGTTGTTTCATCATTTTCTACAATTTTGCTACACAACGTACTTCTCATGCATCTGTTCGAGTTCCTTGTCTGAGATGTCCAGATAGATCTGAGTTGTCGCGATACTTTCGTGACCGAGCAGCTTCGAGACCAGCGTGATCGGCATTCCGGCCCGGAGAGCCATCGTCGCGCCCGTCCTCCGGAAGCGGTGAGGGTGAGCATTTTGCACGCCTACTCTACGTGCGATTTTTCTTATAGTGTTCTCAATTCCGCTCGGATCTCTTGGCCCGCCTGCAATATTTTCTTTGTTGCGATACCAGTACTTGAGATCTTTGGGCTTTGTACCAGTTTTGATGTATAGCTGCGAAGGCCGTCCTTTCGGGAAAAGCAAAGGACTATCGTCTTCTCTTTCTGCCAGATACGCGCTGATTGCCACTTGTGCTTTTGCGTTCAGGAAAACTTCTCTTTCCTTGTCTCCCTTTCCATGGACAACTATCTTATTCCCTTTGATCTCATCAATGCGCATCAGCGTAACTTCCGTTACTCTGGCCCACGTGGAAATCAAGACTTCGAGCAGTGCCGTTTCCAATGCTGTTTCGCAGGCAAAGCGCATTTTCTCGATTTCCATCTGTTCAAATGCCTTTTTCTTTTTCTTTGTTTCCTTGATTGCCTCTATTCTGTTCATCGGATTTTTGAGCAGAATCTCTTCTTTCTGGAGCCACGTGTAAAATGACGACAAGTTTCTCCGTTCGTTGTTGGCCGTCGTCTTCGTCACTCCGTCTCTGGCCACTCTCACCGCGAGATAGTAGCGGATATCATCGGCAGTCACCTGCGTGTATGGCTTGCCGATCGCTACAAGGGCTCTCTGTATCGTGTCCTTGTAGTATGCGAGTGTTCGCTTGGAAAGCCCTCTTGCCGTCTTCGCCATCAGGAATCGCATCAAGATCTTTTCGTTTACGTCTCCCTCGTAGATCGTCAGGGCCGTCTCTTCTTTTTCTACGGTATACGAATTGAGTGCCATAGTGATCCGGAATTTGCAGTCTTCCAGGCTCTGCGGCGGAACGTATCCGCGCATCAGCGTGATAAGTTCGTCCCGCAGGGCGTCTTTTGCTTCGCTCATATCAGCATCCCCGCCTTTCTGGGAGTGGTCAGGATGTGAGATCTTGGAGTGCGGTGCGGGTCATACGGCTCCGTCAGGGTGTTTCCCTGGACGCAGATCGCGCTGATCCCGAGGAGCGATAACTGCACATAGCACATGTACACACCTTTCCAGTCGAGGTCCTGCGCAACCACATCCATTACCTTCTGGTAGTTGACACCTTCTTCCTGCAGGATTTTTGCGGCTGCGATTACCATCGCCCCGCCTCCGCAGGAGGGCTCAAGAATTGTAAGCCTCCTGGTCTCCCCGCTTTTCAGCTTTTCGATTTCGTCGTCAAGCCCTACTTTTGCCGTCAGCTCCGACAGGTGAAAAGGCGTGAAAAACTGTCCTGCAATCTTGGAGCCGAGCCCGGCCTCCATGTAGATCTCCCCGAGAACATCAGCGGGGCCGTCTTCCAGAGTCTCGATCAGGCGGGCGGTCATCACGGCAAACTGTGTCTGCTCTTCCGGCGTGTATCTCTTGATCGTGTCCAGGTATGCCTGCTCACGATCCTGCCAGTCCTTGTTGCGGATCAGGTGAGTGCTCTGCTCGATCGAGAGGGCGAGGCACCGGATCCAGTCGGAAAAGATCTCGTATCCGGAGTATCGGCCTGACATGCTGTTCAGGATTTTTACGATTTCTTTTTTTCCGTCCACTCAGCTTCCTCCGTGCCTATTGCCTCCCGAACCTGCTCCATAATGATTTGACGAATCGGGCAGATCAGAAGCCTGCGGAAATTCAAAGCATTCCGCCCCTTCTGCAACTGCGTTATAAAGGTATCCGATTGCAATTTCGCACTGGCGTCTTGTCCTATACGTCCCACATGGATTGCTGCTTCTGTCGTTAAAAACGGCATTTACAATCGCTCCTTCTTTTTTCCCGTCGATCGTGATGATCCTCGTGATTTTATTCCAATCGGCGATCCAAGTGCCGTTTTGCGGCATTATTACCATAATTCACCTCCGTCTATATCGTTGGCCTTTAGTTGATTTGAGTGGTTATTCGAGTGCCACTCGAATAACCACGTCTTACTTACTTCCAGTGACTGTGATAGGAATAATGCTTTCTGGAATGTAGTTGATCTCGTACTTGTACTGACTGACGTTAGACCCTCCGAGATCTTCTACGACGTACATGTTATTCTCTGTCAGATTGATGATGTGTTTGTAGTACTTGCCATCTTCTTCCACGATGCAGTCGATTCTTGACTCCGAAATGTCTACGCTCATTTTGCCGATGATCTCAAATTCCGGCTTGTCTGTTCTTGTGTTGATGATCACTACTCTGCGATAAACGTTGAAGTTGTCCGCTTCTTTGGCGATGTTCTGACTTACTTTGCCCGCCTCGGTACATCCCGTAAGCATGAGTATGCACACTGCTATAATTACTGCGATTTTCTTTGTCATCACGTTCTCCTCCTGTGCGTCTTGGCGTTGGGGCAGGTCGCAAAATGTGAGGTGTGCCCGGAGGATACGCCTGCTGCGTTTTCCTCTCCGGACCTGACCGGCGTCCCCCTCATGGTGTGGCCGTCGTTCATGACATACAGCCTTTCTCCTTTTGGATCCGCGATGAACCGCTCAGTCTTTGTATCAACAGGCATCTGCTTTCCTGCCTTGGTGCGGATCCAGATGATCTCTGCTCCGCAGCTTCTGCATCTGCTCATAGAAGTCCTCCTTTCCGGGCGGCCGGCGCCGCACCGCCCTCTGTGCTTGTTGCCTGATCATTTACACGCTCTTTTTGGTTATGGCACAATACATAGCCGGCATCGCCGGATCAAGAGTAGAGAGGGGTTTCTCCTTTCTTATTTTTGCTTTTGTTGTTGGTTTCTGGCACCGTTGACTACGGAACAGCTCCACCGCAGCCTTTATCTTTTCGGTCGGTAGAAGAATGGGTGTAACTTCATGAGACCGAGCTGTTTATGATTTCGTCCAGCTCCTCGTCGGTGTATTCGTTCTGTTCGAACTGGTTGAACTGGTTGTTGAATGGTTTCTTTGCGGGCTTCTCGCCCTGCTTTGCGTCCCAGACGAGCTGTCTGGCTTTGAAGGTCTGGAGGCAGGACTTCCAGTTTTCGACCAAGCTCCCGTTGGCTTTCCGCCAGACGGTGCGGCAGATCGGAGCTCCGGAGTCGTCCTTTTCTCCCGTGTCTTCTTCTTTCTCGTAGACGCTGCGGAAGGATTCGGCGATGACTTCCGCCGGGATCTTCAGCTTTTCATCAATTCCCTTTTCTTTGATGTAGTCCACGATTTCGCTGGTTTCTGGAATAACAAAGTCCTTCTTTGGTTTTGGTTTAGCTTTTTGTGGTTTCTTAGATTTTGGTTTTGGTTTCTTCTTTGCTTTTTCTTTGCTTAACTGGTCCCGCATCCTCTCGAGCTCTTCTTCCGTCTCCCTGAGGCGGTCGGCCAGAAGTCTTTCGGCAGCTTCCCTCTGTTCGGTTCTGTCTGTCTGCTCGGCGATGGCCTGCAGGATCCGGTCTCGTTCTTCCCTCTCGCGGTATAGCTTTATAAACTGCAGGCCGCCGGTGTTCCTTCCGGTGAAGGCGATGGCCGGCATGCCTGCGCTGGTCGTGCCCTTGGCGCTCCGGATCTCGTCAAGCGGGAAGAACATCGCTCCGTCCTGGAGCCTTAGCATGATGCACTCCATGTTCAATCCTCTCGATATCTTCCGGTGAGAAGCCGTGGATCCGCAGCATTGCGTCGCGGATCGAGTTCACTCGCCCGATTCTGTGAACCTGTGCATGCGCATCGCACGGTTCCTCGAGCTTCATTAAGGCTTCCCTGTATATGCTCGGCCACTCGTGCCTTGTCGGCTCCGGCGGCAGATAGTCGGGGCAAAAAGGATCTTCCAGGCGGTCTACCGGACATGCCTCCAGCTGGTAACATGAGGCACATTTCCCGCATTTGTACTTCTTCCTGGTCTCGTCCTTTTTCTCGAATCTGGCTGCGAGCCTCTCAGTCGGTGTCATCATCTTCTTCCTTGTCGAACAGTGACATCTGACCTCCGTACTTCGAAAAGATGGGATTCCCATCCTGGTCGAGTCTGATCTCGGTTCCGCGCATCTGTGCTTCCCCGCTCACCTGGATGCCCTGGGATACTGCAGTCTTTACCTTGTGCTCAAATACCGGTGTCTTCGCCATCCGTGCCATGCCGTGGGAGCCTGTGATCTCTTCCTCGATCAGGGTGATCGCGAGTGTGCAGGTGACTCTCCCTTCATTCACACCAAGCCGGAGCATGCGCTTTACGGTGTCATTGATAGCTTCGGAAAAGTCTTCCTGCATCCGGTAAAAGATCGGGTTTCCGGTGTCAATTCTTTTTGTCATTCTTATCCACCTGTACCGGAGGCCTGTACAGCTTCGTCTCTTCCATGATCTGGTCCCAGTATGTGGGCGCCTTTGCCCGGACCTTTCTGACCCGCTTTTTTTGGCTTTTCCGGTTTTCCTTCTCGTTTATATGCTGCGGTCCCAATTCATATATACTGTGCGCGACCATGAGGATGGCCACGGCCAGCATCGCGCTGCTGATCACGATATTCATTTCTTTATATGCCTCACTTTTGTGGTTCTGATCATGTCCTCGTCCCGGCGGGCGATTGCCGCATCGGGCGAGGCCATGAACTCTTCCTTTGCCTTCTCTCTGGAATCTTTCCAGGTGTTGTATCTGCCACATCCTGAGTGGCATCCTACCCGCTTATCTCTGCACCGCTTGCACGGGGCCGGATGCCTATTCATCCAGCCCGTTACCTGCGCGTCAATCTGCCTTCCCACTTGCTTCCCTCCTGGCTCTTCTGCAGATCCGTCTGTATTCTGCCTTTCCCATTTTCGAGATCTTCGGATCAGGATCCGCGATCACTTTCTGCCAGTCTGTCTGGAAATCCCTGCATGGTGTCTCTCTCCAGTCCTCCAGGCAGCCTTTCAGGCAATGCCTGCACGATAAGCCTTCCATTTGTGCTCCTTGTATTCACATCGCCTCCCGTAAGCCGGGGGAAGACTCCCCCGGTCCCCCTATTAGGTTTTAAGGAGGCGGGAGCCGAGGTAGCCGCCGGTGATCGACGCGTCGCTGAGCGCGTAGAAATAGAAGAACCCGCAGCTCGCGTTATCGCCGCAGAAGCCGCCGACAAAGGCCGGGTAGAGCGAGGACGGCCAGGACCATACATAGTCGCCGATGCTGTGTCTTTCCCTGTCGTTGTCATTGACCGACACGTCAGGGATAAAGGCCCAGGGCGCGTCTTTGGAATAGCCGAATCCGCTGATCCATCCGTCGTCGGCGAGCCCGATGCCTGTGTCCTCCAGCTCGTCGCGGCCTCCCGTGTATGTGTCCATGGCCGAGATCCTGCAGCCTTCTCCACATCCCGCGAAGCCGTCGATCCAGTCGAAGACGTTGGAGAAGGGGTCCTCGATACACCTGTAGGAATTGCTTTTCCCTGATCTCTTCACTGTGTGGTATTCGAATTTATCGGTTCCGCCGGTCTTGCCCGGCTCCCAGTTCTCCTCGTCTTTGTAACCAGTCCCCAGCTTCTTCTGGGCGTCAAAATCCGCGAACTCGATCAGATAGAGGAGCTGGATTGCGGACCATGTGGCGAGGTCCATGATGCCCCATGATTTGCCCCTCGCGTGTGCCGCGTCTCTTGCCTCGCCCTGTGTGATTCGGGTGAGCGGGATCTGTCCGCTCTTGGAAAAAGCCCCTTTCTTGTCTCCTGACATGTGGTAGCGCCCGATGTATCTGCCGGATCCCGGATGGTGGCAGAAACCTTCCTGCTCTTTTGGCGAGATGGCCCACAGCCAGGTCTTCTCTTCCTCGTTCTTGACAGCCGTGTACCAGAAATCCGGGATCTCCACCATATCGTCTCGCGTAATGACGTCCGCCCCCTCGTCGTCCTTCATCGCGTCTATGAAGATCACGTGCTGCATCCCGCTCCAGGGGAGAACTTCGTCGAACGGACTGTATCCCTTGTCGTCTTCCTTCTCCGCCGGTTCAGGGACTCCCCAGCCTCCGCAGAGGCCGACGCGCTCCAGGCGGTTCTCGTCGTAGTGCCAGATCACTCCGTAGGCGTTTGAGACATCCGTGGATGTCGGGACTTCCTCCCTCTGTTTCTTCTCCTCAGACAGGAGCATGTATTCCAGGAACCTTTTTACTCTGCCCGCATCTTCGATTGCGTTCTTGATCTCTCGTCTGTTCATTTTTGTCCTCTCGTTCTAAAAATTTTGCGTGTGCCGCGAGGGAACCCGGTGTCCTTCCGAGCACCCTCGCTATGTCTGTATAGGTTTCACATTTGCCGAGCAGATCCCGGATGATCTCGTCCTCTTCTTCAGAGAAGGCCCCTGTCACCGGGTTCTCTTCCTTGTAGGGTTTGAATCCTTCAGTACTCGGAACTACCTCGCCGATCCGGACGCTCCTCGTCGCTGCGAGCGGCGGCTTCGGCAGTCTTCCGACGTTGCATTTGAGCTTCGCGGTCAGTGTTTTTTTCTGAGGGGCCTGCCGTTCCGGCATCCAGGCGTCTCGCGGATCCGAGCCTTCTTCCAGATGGACCGGCTGCAGAAGGACGACCTTTTCTTTCTTAGTTTCTTCCTCCCGCTTTCGTCTCTCGTACTCCTGCTGCTTTTTGCGCAGCGCCGAGTGCTTGCAGTCGTCGCAGTATTTGTCCGTCGTGCCTTTCTTCTCAAAGGGCTTCTTGCATATCACGCAGTTGATGATGACCGGCGGCTTCATCTTCGGCTTCCTCTTGATCTTCGCCGCCTCCCGGAGCTGTTCCAGGCGCTCGCACGCCGGGCAGAGTCCCTCGTCATCCTCCCAGTACGGTCCGTATGCCACACCGCACTGCGGGCAGTGCCTGATCCCGAAATCGTATTCCATGGCTCACCTCTGGTCGTCGACATACGGAGGATAGTAGGGCATCCCCTCGTATGTCCTCCACTCACCGTCGTCATCGAGGAACTGCATCCGACCTTCCCTGGTGGAGTATCTGCTGCCGATGGATCCTCTGGCCGTTCCGTAGACGTAGCGCACGGTGTGGTTACGGCTACGGATGTCCAGCTGCAGAATCCTCCTCCGGCCTCTGTGGACGTACTGATCCTTCCGGATCATGGCTCCGTCCAGTCCGTAGGCGTACCACTTGTTCCCGCGCTCGACGCGCATCTCGCCGGCGGTGCATGACCCCTTCACATAGGGGCCGTCGTTGGTCTTGTGGCCGTAGTACCACTTCCCCTTGTACCGGAAGTGGCCGGTGCGCGGCCTCCCGTTTTTCATGATAAAAATGTTTCCGCTGGCATCGATGTACTTGCCATTCCTGGGTGCTTTGGCCTGGGCCGGTACGGCCAGGAGCGCGAGGATCAGCACCAGCGTGAGCGCAGCTGTGAATCTCTTCATGGTCCCCTCCTTTACATGAGTGCTCTGCAGACGTCGATGATCAGGGCGATTCCCGAATCGCATTCTACGTTTACTTCCTTCCTGGCCCCGGTGCGGTAGGTGATCACTGCAGTCTTCTGGTCGGCCTGCAGAGTGATCCCGAGCACGTCACTTCCGGCCCTGGTCTCCCTGACGAGGTTCGAGAGCTGCCTGCAGATGTAGAACTTGTTCTCTTCCTCGTATGGATCGGATGCTCTCACCGCCTCCGGCTCCTGGAGCCCTTCCGCGATCTTGTGCCTGACATCCGTGATGGCTGCATCGATGCTGTCCGCGTCCTCGTCCGCCATCTGCGCGAACTTCCGGATGACAGCCAGCGCCGTCGGCACGAAGTCCTCGTTCATCGCGGCTTCTGCCGCCGTCTCCTTAATCACCATGATGTCTCCGCTCAGGTTCATCATGTCGGGATCGATTCCCTTGTCGAAGATCTTCCCCGCAGCTTCCAGAGCTGCATAGAGTTCCGCCTGTTCCTTCATCGTGTCCTCCTCTCGTTTTAAAAATGGCTGCCAGTACGCGGCCGTGACTGGCAGCCGTGTTCCTTGCCCTTTAGCCGGGCCCGCTGTTGCGGATCACTTGTTTGATACCGTCTTTTTTGAGCCTGCGCAGCATCCGCAACAAAGCGCAGCCTCTGTAACATCCCGGGTCATAGGTCCCCGGCGGCACGCGGGGCGGACTTGAACCGCCGACATTCCCCTTTAATGGGCGCTCTGGCCAACTGAGCTACCGCGTGCATTATGGTTATTTCTCGACCGGGATCGCGATGTTTTTCTCTACTCTGTACGCGCCGGCCCCGCCTTTCACGGCTTTCTTGAGCGACTTCTTGAAGATTTTGTAGAGGAGGTCAACCCCTGCGTCGCCCTTTCCCATCTGCCTGATATATGCTCCGATCGCGTTCGCCGTCTCTCCGATCACCTGCATCACGTTCGTCTCTCCGGCGAGCATCAGGCTTGATGCAGCGCCTTTTTCCTCTGCCGGTTCAATCGAGACTACAAGTGCCGCCTTGCACTCGGACGTCAATACCTCGTTGTCCACCTTGATAGTTGCTTTTACCATTTGGTTCTCCTTTCTCGTTAATATGCGGTTATTCCTCTTTATTCTCCTCAGCCTCAGCTGTCGAAGCCTTCTTCATGTCCAGCCATGCCTGGAATTCTTTCCGGTTCTCCGGATCCTTATAGAATTCTATGGTGCGCTGGACGATCTTCCTCATCAGGCCTTTCGTCCACGCGCCGTTCATGGTCTCGTTCATGCTGCCTTCTCTCTGTGATATAATCCCGTTAAGGAGGTGCTTGTATGTTTGACGTTATTTTTTACGATGTTCACGTTCTCATTTACTGTCTGAAGCCCCGTCCGTCTTCTCTTCTCCGTGCCCGTTTCAAGATGGAGCGGCTCGACAAGCTTTCCATCAATGGACTGATCCATGCCACCAATCTCGGAATCGATATCTACCATCCCGGATCCGGAGGAGATGCCATCATCCAGACATCTCCGGAGGGCGTCAGGTATCTCTGGAAGCTTCTGGCGCGTGCGTTTGTCGTCCTCGTATCTGTTGCCGCTTCCGTCGCCACCATTTACTCCGCTCTCAAATAGCGGACAGCCATCCCAGCCATGCGGCGAATGCGATGCCGGCCAGAAAAGCGCCGATGCATACAAATCGCCAGATTGTATCCTCTTTGTAGGCTGGGTCATATGGTGTTATTTCTTCGCCGCTGTCGTCGCTGAATACTCTGATCTCTCTATCCGCAAATCTCTTTTTTGCCTCTTCCTGCAGCACCCTCAGGTCCACAGAGTATCCAAGTGATTTCTGAGGGTGCTCCGGGAGATAGATTCTGTAGGCTCTCCATTCACACATCCAGACGATATAGATCTCTTTTCTTTCCTCGCTCATGCTGTCTTTTCTTCCTCCGGTGTCTGCGCCATCTTCAGGCCGATCAGGACTCCTTTGATTTCTCTTTTCTGGTCATGCGTCAGCCCCTGGAGAAGCTCCGCGAATTCTTTTGCGTCAAGCTGGCGCTCGGCGACAGTCTCTTTTCTTTCTTCCATTTCCTTTTCTCCTCTCTTTGCGTTTACCCCTTTGGCCAGAACTTCTCGCAGGTTCCCTGTGACTTCACTTTCTTCTTTTTCAGTTCACAGGTGACTCCTTTGTATGTCGGTCTGACATGTATGCAGTTCTTGCAGATCTCTTTCATTGTTCCGTCCTCTCAGTGTTATGTTGTCCCTTCAGTCCACATGATAATGCCTTGCAGGGACTTTGTCAATAAATATTTGTCCCTTTAATCTACTTTTTATTGACCGGCTGTCCCCCTTGTGCTATTCTTTCTTTAGAAAGGCAGGTATACAAAATGACGCAGGGAGAAAGAGTTAAAGAAGTCAGGAAATCTTTAGGGCTTACGCTTGAAAAGTTCGGTGAACGTCTTGGAGTCGGTAAGACCGCCATCTCGAAAATTGAAAAAGGTGAAAACAAACTCACCGTGCAGATGTTAAAAGCCATCTGCAGCGAGTACCGTGTAAACTACGAATACCTTGAATCCGGAATCGGCGATCCGTTCTCGGATGTCCCGCGTGATACAGTCGACGCCCTCTGTCAGGAGTTCCGTCTTGATGCTTTTGACAAAGCCATCATTGAGGAATACCTGCAGATGGACGAGCGTTCGCGCCGGATCGTGAAAAACTATATCCGCCGGATCGCAGAGAAGGTCGTCTGTGTAGGGCCGAGCATCGAGGAGGAGGTCGCTGCTTATCGTGACGAACTCCTCGAGGAAAAGAATCAAGAGGACGGATCATCAGTTTCAGGCACGCAGTTAGACGCATGAAAAAACGCCCGTCGCATTGACGGGCGTTTTTTAATAAATTGCAAGCCGCGATATATTGGAACATCTAATCTGTTATGCACAAAGGAGGTTCATCATGAAGGTTGGAGTTCGAAAACCAAGTATCAAAAAGAGCGTAAAAGCTCGAACCACCGGGCGTGTTAAGCGAGCCGCCAAACGCTCCGTCAATCCCGTTTACGGGAAAAGAGGGGCTGGATTTGCGAAGAGCCCGTCTCGCTCTGTCAAAAATTCCGTTTATCATCGTACCACAATTGGCGTCGGTGATATCTTAGACGACATGTCTTCTGAAGACTATTCTTCGTCTTCCGGCTCTTTCTGGTATCAGCAGCCCCCTGCCGCCATTTTTTATCTTTTAATCGTGCTCTGCTCTGTGTTGCTTGTTATGGGCGTTATTATGTTGCTGATAAATCCCATTGTCGGGCTGATCGTTATAGTCTGTTCAGTGCTTGGTATTATTTACTCTCGAAACAATTTGAAGAAGATTCGTGAAGAGAAAGAATAGCGCGCATGTTTTGTTGAAAGATGCGTGTTTAACGTACAAATGCGTTAATTATGCGTTAAGTGTGCGTTTCTAAGTAAAAAAATCCCGCCAGACCTATTCGCAGTAGGCCTGGCGGGTCTATCTCCCGGAGGAGCTCGTATGGTGTCTTTATTATAACCCTCCGGTGTCTGAAAATCTACCGGAGGTTTTTCTATGTCCGAAAATGCCGTGGTCTATGCCCGCTATTCTTCCAGGCGTCAGCAGGAGCAGTCCATCGAGGGCCAGCTGGCCGCTGCCAAAAAGTACGCCGACGGAAAAGGCTACACCATCATCGCAGAATATTGTGACCGGGCCAAGACCGGCAGGAACGACCGCAGGGCCGAATTCCAGCGGATGCTCTCGGACTGCACAAAGAGGAAGTTCTCGGTGATCATCGTCTGGAAGGTGGACCGCTTTGGCCGGAACCGCTATGAGATTGCCATGAACAAAGCCAGGGCGAAGAAGTACGGTGTCCGTGTCGAGTATGTCGCGGAGAACATTTCGCCCGGTCCCGAAGGCGTCATCCTGGAGTCGGTCCTGGAAGGCCTCGCGGAATACTACAGCCTGCAGCTCTCCCAGAACGTCTCGAGAGGCAAGCTGGAATCCGCGAAGAAGCATCATGTGATCGGCGGCTTTCTCCCGTATGGATTCAGGGCGGCTTCGGACAAAAGCTATGAGCTCGATCCCGATCAGGCGCCGATTGCCAGACAGATCTTCGAGAGGTATGCTGCAGGCGAGACTGTGTCGCAGCTCCTGATCTGGCTCGACGAGTCCGGGATCCGGAATGCACGCGGGACCAAATTCACGAAGACCACTCTTCCGAGGATGTTGAAGGACGAGCGGTATATCGGCACATACACCTTTAAGGACATCATCCGGGACGAGGATGCCATCCCGGCCATCGTAGACAAGAAGACTTTCGAAAAGGTTCAGATCATGTTGAAAAAGAATAAACGGATGCCCTCCCATGCATGGGATTATACGGAATACCTTCTCACCGGAAAACTCTTTTGCGGCCACTGCGGTTCCATGATGGCCGGTATGAGCGGATTCGGGAAGCTCGGGATCAAATACGGGTACTACGCCTGCTCTGACCGGCGGCATGGAGGCTCCTGCAAAAAGAAGAACGTCCGGCAGGACTGGATCGAGCCTCTGGTGATCGAGGAGACCATGAAGCTCCTGCAGGATGAAGATCTCTTCCAGCAGATCGTGGACGCCGCCTGGAGCTTTTACCAGGAGGAGGCCGCTGCCAATGAGGAGATAGACGCCATGGCCTCAGAGCTCCATGATGTGGAGAAGGGGATCTCCAATCTGGTCAAGGCCATGGAGGCCGGTGCCATCTCCGACGCCCTGGTCTCGAGGCTTCAGGATCTGGAGGACCAGAAGGCAGGGCTTGAGAAGGCGATCGCGCAGGCGGAGCTGGAGGCGGGCCCGGAGCTCACCAGAGACCACATCGAGTTCTTCCTGCTCAAGTTTCGCGAAAAGGACCCGGAGAAGGAAGAGGACCGGAAGGCCCTCATTGACACCTTTGTCAACTCCATCTACCTCTACGACGACAAGATGACCATGACTTTCAACTACCGGCCCGGCGGGACCGGCGAAATGAAGCAAATCACCCTGTCAGATCTTGACGACGGTGTTCGCCTGTCTACCCGCCTATTCCAGTGGACGGGTCACAGTCGAACCCTCTCAGGCGAACCCATCACGGTTCGAGTCTGGCGACACGTCATTATCATCACTATCGATTTAATCTAAAAATAAGCTCCGGCTTTTGCCGGGGCTTATTTTTTCCACGAAATTCGTGGTTTTCTGTTGACATTCCACGGAATCCGTGGTATCATATAATCAAGTTAAGGGACAGGAACACCAACAGCAAACAAAGGAGGACAAAGATGATCACAAGAACTTTTGCAGAGAACTACAGAGACAGCTACGAAGCAGGTATGACAGTTGAAGAGATGGTGGAGTTCTTCCACGACTGCCAGAAGAGTGCACCGGAAGACGAGGCATTCGCAAGCCTGAGCGACGACGACCTCAAAGAGCTTGCGGAGATGGTCATCGAGATGAACGAGGAGGCCTGATATGACCGTCAAAGAGTTTATCAAATCCACTGGGATGACTCAGAAGCAGCTCTCCGAGCGTTTCGGGATTCCCCGCAGGACGATCGAGGACTGGAGTCGAGGGGTTAGTAAATGCCCGGAGTATGTAGTAAAGATGATGCAGGAGATTCTGGACAGAGATAAAGAGGAGAAAAAGAGCATGTATAAAGCATTCGTCATCATTGACGGGATTCTGGAGAACGTCAATGATATCAACAGAGAAATCGAAGCCCAGACCGATATCGTTAATTTCTTTGATCCAGAAGACGAAGGATGGAGAGCATGGGTCGAGTGGAAAGATGGCAAGACTATCGTCCTGGAAGAAGAAGCGTAACAAAGCAAAGCCCTCGGAAGCGCCTTTTGGCAACTCCCGAGGGCTTTTTATGTGCATAGTTGTCCGGGCCCGGATCAGCTCTATGCTCTTATAGGTCTTTGTCTGCAGAAATGCAGCATCCCGTCATGCCGGCCACTTCGCAGAATGTTTTGATCCGGAGTCTCAGGGTGTTGTCATCTTTATCGACATATTCCAGGAGGAATCCCTGCAGGCCGTTCTTTGCGATCCTGCGCATGTGTGCCTGGTATCTCTCGGACTCTTCTCTTTCCTGTTTCGCGAATTTTCCTTTTCCGTCGTAATCCTTGATCAGCGAGAAAACTTCCTCCTGCGTCACACCGTCAAGGCATGCGGAAGGCTTTCCGGAGTACAGGCTTATTCTCTTTGCAGAGTCAAATCCCGCTGCATGCAGCTTCTCTACCAGGTTGTCGGCATTCTCTTGAGAGGAAAAGGCGCCGGCCTGTACCTTCTGGAGGTCGTCCATCTCGATGGTTGTCACATTGAATCCCTTTTTCTTCAGTGCTGTGGCCATCTTTTTGGCGTTCTTCTCGTTTTTGTAGGCGCCCAGCTGTACTTTGTGCGGGATCATCAGGTCTGTGAGGAAAAGGCTCCCTCCGTTGATCATTACATATCCCCTGATTGCTTTGATCGCCATGAGGGTGTTGACGATGGCGTTGAACATCTCCGTGGTCCTGTACTCCTCGTAGATGTCGACATTGTCAAGCCAGAGTCCGTCGAATCCCATCCTCCGCAGCATGAGAGCTCTGTTTACACACCACTCTCTTGCCTTCGGGATCCGGAGATCCAGGTATCTCTCGTGTGGCCAGTTTTCCAGCCTTTTGAGGGCGTACTTTTTATAGGCTCCGTAGTATTCGCGCTCGTCGGAGATGGATCCGATCGAGAGATATGCCAGGACTTTCGCGCCGGAGTCCCGGAGTGCCTTCACTTCGGCGCTCGTGTAGTCTTCCGGTTCGATGACGATAAGGCCTTTCTGCGGAGGTTTCAGCTTTGTCGTGAGACTCACTTTATAATCTACCATGGCTCACCTCTTGTAGATCCTGTGCAGGTTTCCTTTCGAGCATGACAGCTCCATCTGCTCCGATGTGAGATCGATATAGATATCGCCGTTCTCGTGGTTCCTTGCCACCACGGCTCCGACGGCCTCCAGGCGCTTTCTGGTAGTCCCCCTTCCGGATCTCTCCGCATGATGATAATTTGATATCGCCACCAGCGGTTTCACGGCTTTGCAGATCGCCTCATTTGTGGCATTGGCATCGCCATGCCACTGGCATTTGAAAATGTCGGCTTTCAGGTCCTTTACAGCCTTGATCAGGAGATTGTTCCCCTCGTTCTGGAGGTCTCCCGCCGAGTGGTATGTCCATCCGTTCAGCTTTATGCGCAGCACTGCGGATTCATTGTTGACGAAGTAATGATCACCGTGGTCTTTCAGGTCCTTGGCCGCGCACTGGTAGATGCAGGAGAACTCCATGTTCCCGATCTTCCAGGAGCTTCCCGGCTTTACATAATGCCCTGTAGCCTTTTTGTATTGCCGGCGCAGGGCATCGCCATAGGATTTCTGGTATTTGTCCAGCTCCGTCGGATCCGGAACATAGATGTCAGCCGTCGGGAAGGCTTTGATGACGTCGCTCGTTCCGCCGTAGTGATCGCCGTGCGCATGGCTGATCACGATGGCGTCCAGCTTCGTCACGCCCAGACCTTTCAACTTTTTGATGACGTTCGCTGAGGATTTGCCCATGGCCGTGTCGATCAGGACGGCATGCTCTACGGTCTTGTCATCTTCTCCGTACTGGAGCAAAGCGGTGCAGTCACCGTATTGGCTCGACTCGTCTCCCTTGTCGAAGAAGGCCAGGGCGGCGATGCGGATCCGATTCCCTCCGGCAGGTTTTTCGTCTCTTTTCTTCTCTTCTTCCGGATATCTCGGGCGGATCCTGCCCTTCGCGCTGCCGAAGCTGCTCCTGTGCCTGACGTGCACGCCTCCGTTATAATTCCCGGAGATAAAGTCCTTCCCGCCCAGTGCAAATTCTGTGTGATTCGGGTTCCCTTTGCTGTCTTTGTAGACTACTACGTCGCCATATCGTATATCCGAAGAGCCTTCCTTCCATGTTCCCTTCTTTATGGCGTTCTCCATCAGGTTCTTTGACTGTTTCCCGTATCCGATCAGATCGAGGAGACCTGCTTTCCAAAATGCCCAGTCCACAAATTCTGTGCACCAGGCATTTTTCTCGGAGATCTTACTGTGCCCAACCTTGTCCATCATTTTGTTGTACTCTGCGACAAAGTCTTTGTGGGCCGTAGGTGAGTCGATGAACGGTTTCATGGCAGCATATACTCTGTCCGCTCCGCTGCTTTCTTTTCTGCCTGTATCGTCTCCCGGAATCGTGATCATTATGGCGCTCAGGAATCCTTTTTTCTTCACCAGCGCGAGACGTTTCTCTGCGTTGGCCTTTACAAAAAAAGCGCCACACTGTACCTTCATGACGTCGCCGTCCGGGACGATGGAGGACGGGATGCCGGCCTTTTTCACTTTCGCCAGCATCTTCTCGGCGTTTGCCTTCTGACGGAAGGCTCCGACTTGGATCTTATACAAAGTCTTTCCCATGATCACTCCTCTTTGATGATCGCTTTAAAGCCTGCCTTCCTGGCTTTGGCTGCCATTGCTTCGGCATTCTCTTTCGATGAGAAGGCGCCGATCTGGACCCGGAAGAGTTTTCCGGTGTTCGCTTCGGTTTTTTTCTCTTTTGCTATAGCTTTGCTATAATCTGCTCCGTTTTCGCCGTATTTGTCACGATAGACTCTGCCAAACGCAGCGCGCCGGCTCTTCACTTCCGCCGACTGATCAGCAGGCTTTTCGAAGTCTGTCAGGATAGCATCTGAGACGGCCTGGACGGACTTTCCGGCTTTCAGGGCTTCCATGGATACCTTGTAGCCCTGCAGCTCCTTCCAGAGGAATTCGAGCTGCATCTGCATGTCGTCGATGGATGTGCCCTTTTCTTTTGCGTAGTCCAGGAGGGCTTTCTTCCTCGTGTGCCATGTCCACTGTGCGAGGCCATAGCCAGCGCCGTCGTTCACGAATCCTGTGTAGGTCCCAGTGTTCACGGCTGTGGTGTAGCCCTTGTCCGTCATGCCGAGCCTGTGCTCGAAGGAATTCTGGAGGTTGTTCGGGCGAAGGGCCGACTCTGCGTAGAGGTTACCCATGAGGCCGGCGATCGCGTTGGCGTTCAGGCCTTTTCCGGCGAAGAAGCTCCAGATCTGTTTCTCGCGGTCCGCCTCCTCGTTGTTGATCATGGCTGCGGCCGCCGTGTTCGGATGCTCCTCTTCTCTCTCGGCTCCGGCCGGATCCTTCAGACGCTTTGTAACCTCTTCCGCGAGCCTTCCCATGCGCTCATAAAGCCAGTCGCCAGGGCAGGCCTTCGCGGCGAACCACCGGTGCACGGTGAGTACCATCTCGTCTTCCGCCGGCTGATAGGCGAGCGTCCTGCTCTTGTCCTTCAGCCAGAGGAGCTTTTTCTTTCCGTATCTCTCGCAGATATCTGCGCACAGATTTACAAGAGAATCCCACACCACCATGTTCATCGCATACGGGTGCTTTGTGTCGCTGGCGCACTCGATCGTGATGGCGCGGTTGTCGTTGTCTGCAGATGAAGAGCACCAGGAGCGATACTTTTCGTCGACATATCCTCCAATCTCTCCAATTTTTCCGATGCCATAGTTGGACGAGGCCTCGTATGAGGCCTTCGCGAAAAGATTCCCGCATTCCTGCGCGGTCATCTGCCCCACCATACAGTGGGGCGTGATACGAGTTACCTTATAGGTTCTCTGGCCGGAGTGATTCGGAGAGTAGACAGTGCATGATGTCAATTTGCTGAAGCCCATATTTCCCTCACTTTTTCTTTGTAGGATCTCCGTGATTGATCTCTTCGTCGATATCTTTCGCTTTTCTCGTGATAAAGTCCGGGATCGGGACGCCCATCGCCTGGAGGTTTTCCATGATGCTCAATCCCTCCATGAGGCACACATACAGAGCTACGGCTGCCGGGTATTTGATCGGCAGCTGGATGGCGATGCATGTCACCCAGACAAGCATGATGACGCCCAGCTCCCCGACCTTTCTATAGAGTCCTTTTCTCATCACCGAACTGTTTTTGCAGTTGTTGATCTGGGCCTGGATGAGGCCGGTGATGACATCCGACAGAGCAAAGATGGCGGGAAGAGCGATGATCCAGTAGTTGTTTGTGAAATGTATGCTGTAAACGATATCCATGAAGTCTCCTTTTTTATGCTTAATCTACCTTTTCCCACCCTGCGGGGTAGTCCGCCGGGCTCCAGACGTTGTTGTCGATCAGTGACTCGTAGGTCGAGCCGTTAAAGATAACTCTGTCTCCCTCCATGTAGGGGTTTGTGGAGTCAGGCTGCACCCACTCGCCGATCTCAGTACCGCCCTGGCCGGGAAGGACTTCCGCGAAGAGTGCTGCGGCTGCTCCCGGATTCCATGTCGGCTGTGATGTGTGTGCCTGGAGCACCTTGTAGAGTGTCCCATCCACTCTCACCCGGTCGCCGGGCTTGTACTCGCAGCCGTCAGGATTCCAGGTGGGGAAGAGCTCCGCGTTCTCCAGGGCTTTCCCGTCTTCCAGGTTCTGAGCCATTTCCTCGATGGTACCTCTCAGGACTCTGGCTCTTTCGATGATGTTATCCATGATCACTCCTCTCCGAGCAGGATCCTGCCCGCCTGTGCATATTCGCCGCCGAGCTCATAGGTGCCGCCCCGCGTGTAGATGTGGCCGGTGACGGACCCGTCCGTGTTGGCCACGGTCTGGGCGCCGGCGATCTGCATGCCGGTGATGGTCGCGATGGTCTGGCCGTTCGCAGAGGCCTCCACCGTGTCCAGGGCTCCTTCCTCGTTCATCATGTCTTCGATGGCGCGGAACCCTTCCAGATCCGCGCATGCGACCACGATGTGCTCATGCGCAAATTCCGCAGCTTCGAATGTCTTTCCCGTTCCCAATTTCACCTGTGTCATGATCTGCCTCCATTCTCCGGAGTGTTTCTTTCCGGACGATAGCTTTTAATCGGTTGATGCCGATGGGCTTTATGTATTTGTCGAAAACGTTCTGTCCGTTGCAGTGTCGGAGCTGGCCGGCTCGTGAGAGGAGTCCTGCCGCGACGTGCGGCGGGATCTTCCTGTGTGTCTCGAGGAATCTCCGCGCCGTTCTGGCGTTCCTGCGCAGTTTCTGGAAGTTTCTCCGTCTGAGGATTGTGCGCCCGTGAAAGAAGCGAAATCCGACGAAGTCTATGCCTCGTGAGTCCGTCTTGAAGATCTGCCAGTTGTCCTTCAGCCGCAGGCCGAGCATGGTCTCGAGGTATCTTGAGATGTGTTCCCTCGCCCGGTGGAGTTTCTTCTTGTTCCCGCCCAGGATCACAATGTCGTCCATGTTCCGGACGTAGTATTTGACGCCTTTCAGCGTGCAGATAAAGTGGTCGAGCGGTTCAAGAAAGAAATTCGCCAGCCACTGGTTGAGATAGAATCCGATGGAAATTCCCGGATCCGGATCGGACCGAATGATCATCTCGACCAGGTTCAGGAATTTCTCGTCTTTGATCTTTCTCCGGAGTGCATCCATCATCTTCTGCTTGGAGATCGTCGGATAGTAGTGATGGATGTCGAATTTTCCGCAGTACTTGGTTCCCTTCGCGTCTTCCTTCAGATGCTTTTTCACGTAATTCGCCGCGCAGCTGTTCCCTCTTCCAGGAATGCTGGCGCAGCTCCACCTGTACATGCCGCGCATGAGGACGTCTTTCATGGCGTAGACGGCGAGCTGCTGGATGATGCCGTCCGGATAATATGGCACCACCTTGATGTCCCTTTCCTTCCGGCACGAGTTGTCAAAGATCCGGATCTTTCTCGGGACTGTTGGCACATAGGTTTCCGTCGCGAGGAGCTTGTAGACCTTCTCCGTGTATCCATCCACATCACTCAGGACTTCTTTCACGTCCTGCCTTTTTCTCTTTCCTCTGCTGCCGGTGATGATGCAGCTTCTGATCACTTCTTTGTCGAGCATTCGCTCGTAGAGGTAGCCGACTCTTTTCGGCATCGTTCCTCCTTTTCGCCTCAGGGCTTTTCGAGAGCCCTGCTAAGCCCTGCCTAAATCGGCGATATTTCTGGCGAGAGCCAGGGAACCATCCGTGCAATTTGTTGCTATTCCATCTTAGAAAAGGATGCGGGAGCCGAGGTTGCCGTTGGTGTTCGACGCGTCGTTGTTCGCGTTGAAATAGAAGAACCCGTAGTTCGCGTTATCGTTGTAGTTGCCGCCGACATAGGCCGGGTAGAGCGAGCTGTTCGAGTTGACGCGGTACCGGGCAGACCTCAGCCACAGGGCACGGATGATCCCCGATTTACAGTTACGTTTGTTTTACTTTTGTGCTTTAAGTTTTCCCATCGTCTCCTGTAAGCCGGGGGAATTCTCCCCCGGTCCCCCTATTAGGTTTTAAGGAGGCGGGAGCCGAGGCTGCCGTAGGTGTACGACGCGCCGCAGTTCGCGTCGAAACAGAAGAACCCGTAGATCGCGCTATCGCCGCAGCCGCCGCCGACATAGGCCGGGCAGAGCGAGCCGTACGAGCTGACGCGGTCGCAGACGTGCGTCGTGTAATCTGATCCGTCTGCCGTGTCTGCAATGAAGGCCCATGCTGCCGATTCGCTATATCCGAATCCATGAATGGCTCCAGATGAAGGCAGTGCGAACCCGAGCTCGTTGAGGTCGCTGCTTCCGCCTACGTATGAGCTGTTTGCCGCCGCGTATGTCTTTGTTTTGTTTCCCATGAAACCATCTATCCAATCCCAGCAATTCGAGAAAGGATCCTCGATCCAGCGGTACTGGTTATGTGCTCCGGAAGCTTTGACGGTGTGGTATGCTGCGGAATCTGTTCCGCCCATGGTACCGAGTGAACCGTTGTTCCATCCTTTTCCGAGTGTTGTCTGCGAATCGAAGTTCGCAAACTCAACCAGGTAGAGGAGCTCCAGAGCACACCATGCAGCCAGATCCATCATCCGCCAACCGTCGCCCTTGGCGGCGCTGTATGCTCTGAAGTTGGTCTGCGATGTGTTGACGAGCGGAGTCACGCCGGACTTGGAGTAGACGCCGGAGCTGCTTCCGCCTGTGTGGTAGCGGCCGATATATCTTCCGGATCCGGGATGCTTGCAGTAACCCTCTTTTGCGGTCGGCGAGATCGCCCAGAGCCACTTGCTGTTTGCCGTATCTTTGTAGGCTGTGTAATAGAATTCCGGGATGTAGACCACGGTATCATTGGCAGCCTGGTCGAAGCGGCTGTCCGTCTCCGGCACATACTCAGAACCGATGACGTTGAAGCGCTTCATGCCGGCCCACGGCTGGATGCTGTCAAACGGTGATGACCCGCTGCCGCTGTTGCCCTCTGCCGGCGTAGGATTCGCGAATGCTGCCGCGAGGCCCTTCCTTGTGAGTACCGGCGAGCTCTGGGAGTAGTCCCATTCGACGCCATAGGCGCCGTCTGCCGTGGTCGCGGTCGGTGTCTCGACGTTGGCTTTAAACTGTGCGTACACAGAGAGGTTGCCCTGGACGTTCACGGGGTTCGGACTCCATCCGGTGAAGATCTTGTCTCCGTCCGTAGGTGTCGGCCCTGTGTATGTCGCGGAGCCGCCCTGGAGCACCTGGACGGTATCCAGAAGCGTCGAGCCGTTGTAGAAGTACACGTTGTAGACCGGTGTATAGGATGCCGTGTATGTTGCATTTCCGGTGACGGCCGTGATCTGCGGTACCCATCCGGTGAAGGGTCCGCCTCCGGATGTCGGGTTCTGCGGCGTGGAGCCGTTGTAGCTGGGTGTCGTGCCCCACGGCACGTTCTCGTCGGTCTCGAGGCGCGTTCCGTTGGAGTTGTTCCAGGCCACTGTGTATGTCCGGACGTTCCAGGTGTATGCTGCGTAGATCGTGCGGTCGGCGATGACATTGTCGAGAGCGGAAGAATCCGCAGCCTGCGCGTCGGGCTCCAGGGCCCATCCGGCGAAGGTGTAGCTGTAGTGTCCGTCGGAGCTGTTGGGCCTCGTGAGGCCTGTCGGTGCAGCTTCCTGCGGCACGCCGTCGTGGCACTCGACCACCTTGAGGACCGTCTCGTCCCAGTCGGCGTATGTCCGATAGGACAGGACGGAGTCGGCGAGGATCGCGATGTAAGGGTATCTCGCGTTGTAGGATGCCACCTGCGCGCCGGTGAGGGAGGCGGTGTGGATCGTTCCGGAGACCTGTGCCTTCTCGACGTTGTTTCCGTTCTCGTCCAGTCCTCTCATAGTGTCGAGCAGGTCGAGGATGGCCTCGATAGCTGCAGCGTTCGCGCATTCCCAATAGAATCCCACGAGCCTCACGCGGGCTCCGGAGGGGATGGCGTGCAGGATGGCCCTCTCGTCGATGACGGAGGAGTTGTTCTCCAGGCGGAGGGTCGTCACATTGGAGTATCCTGCACAAACGAATTCGCTGATCAGATGCTGGTTCCTGATCGTTATGTTGGTCATGGTGTCCGGAAGGTGGAGCTTTTTCAGGACGCCACCGATCGGGAGCGTCAGGCCCTGGATCTTCGTTCCGTCGAAATATGCCTCCTCGATGATGACGCAGCCGGACATGTCCACGGCCTTCTGTTTGCCGGTGCCGAGTGCCGTGCAATTTCTCGCATCGATCTTCCTCAGGAGGGCATTGCTCCCGAGCGTCAGATCGTTGAGGTTCCCGTTCTGGTAGTCGGATGAGGCGTCGCCCACCTTGATCTCCTGCAGGTGTGTGGCCATGGAGAAATCCGCGAAGCCGACCTTCAGACCGGAGACGTCGCCGATCGAGGCGACCTGCTTGGCCGAGTAGATGTAGATTTCTGTGTCATTCAGGGTCGTGACCGGGCACTCCAGGAGCGTCGGGACGCCTGCGGATCCTCTCTTCTGGACGAGGTAGGAGCCGTACTTGACCGTCGGATAGATGGACGCGTAGGGGGTGACGGTGATGTCAGCCTTGGCGTATCCGCGCAGCTGAATCACTTCATTCAATGCGTCGCCGGCGTTGTACTTTGAATCCTCGTACTGGAAGCGGTTGTAGAGCCACCACTTTCTCTGTTCCGTTTTCGGCCCCTGCATCATGGGGAGGTATACTGCGGTCGGTTCCTTACCGACGTCCGGATCTGTGAGTGGTGTGATGTACTTAAACCAGGAGTCCTCGTTGAGAAGGGCCTCCGGCCACTTGGACTGGTGCTCCTCGAACTGGCTCTCCACGTTCCCGTATGCCAGGATGCCGTTGGAGCGGAGGGTCTTATACATCTGCGAGATCTCCGCCCTGTGGGAGTCGCGGAGATTGCACCAGAGAGTCGAGTTCTGGCCGTTGAAGATGTCCGCGCCTCCTTCCAGATGGTCTGTGTCCTCGAGGTCATAAGGGAAGACGAGGGAGCCTTCGTTGTTTGTGCCGAGGGCCGTGTCCATGTCGTAGGGCTCCGCGACCGCTTTTCTCCTCATTCCTTCGACGTTGCATTCCGATCCATGGAAGCCGAGGAAGAAGTTCTTCGCTCGGGAGTCGACCATGAGGAAGAGCTCTGTGAAGATGTAATAGAAGATAAAGGAATCTGTTTCCGCATAGTCCGCGAACTCCGCCTTGAATTTGGCCAGGCGGTAGTCTGCGGAGTCGGTGGTGTACTCGGTCCCGCCGTAGGTCACAGGCGCCGGCAGCGTGTCGCCGGTCGCCTGATCGCGGTCTGTGGAGACCACCCAGCTGACAAAAGTCTTCAGCTGGGTGATGTCCTCATAGGTGTCCTCCGGGAATCTGGCCTCGAAATCGTTCTTCCAGGCGGGATATGTCTTCTGCGTCTCCGGATCCGTGTAGATCTCGTCGAAGTCGTCGGATTTGAACAGCGTTCTGGCCGATGTGTTGTTCTGGAATTCCCAGCTTTCGTCGTATACTGCCATGTTTTCTCCTTTGCTTTATACTGCGTATCCATAGGGTGCCGGCGCTCTCTTAGGAAGGTTGAAGTTGTACTTCCCGAGAAGGCTCACCGTGTCGGAGACTGTGTCGTGCCAGAAAAGCGCGATCGGGAGTCCATAGATTCCCCAGCGCACGCGGGGGTCGGCGATCATCTCCGGCACCTTATAGGGGCACGCTTCGTTGTAGATCCGGACCAGGCGGGTGTTGTTCGCCGACTCGGACGATGCGACGTCTGCCTTGAGGACGAATCGGTTAAAGGCGATGACACCCTCTGCCAGCGTGTAGTCACTCGCGTGGCCGGAGTCGTGCATCTCGAATCCTGCCTTGAACTGCATGTCGTAGTTTTTCCTCGCATAGGGCGCGGATGATGTACCCTGGACGTTGGCCTGGCACCCGGTGAAGGTGAAGGATTTCGCCGGATGGAGCGGGTCTGTGTAGTATCCGGAGACGGTCTTCTTGTCGCCCTTGTACTGCGGGAGCTCGTCGCATTCGATGACCATGTAGGGAAGGTCTGCGGGGAGCTTGGCGATGACGACGTTTCCGTACTCGTCGTAGATGTTGTTGTGGGTGTACCTGTCGAGCATCTCCGCACCGCTCTGTGCGTCCGCGATCCAGTTGTCGAGGACCTGGTATCTGGTCAGGTCGTTGTCGTAGACCCTGATGTTGTAGATGTCGATGGTGCACTGGTTGGATCCGATGGAGATCCCGACAGGGGTCTGCTGCGAGAAGTCATCGTCCTGCGGATACTGGACGACGCCGGATGCCGCGCCGTTGACGTAGACCAGGACGAGTCGGTCTTCCGATCTCTTTTCAACCACGAAGGAGAGGCGGATGTGCTCGCCCTCTTTGTACTGCGTGAAGAGCTGAGACTGCTCTGACTTCAGGTCCGCCCGCTGGGCGGTCATCTGCAGGCCTCTGTCTCCCGACATACAGGACAGGACCGTGGTGTTGTAGTTGAGGACGTTTCTCGTGGCAAATTCCACTTCCACGGTCTTTCCGGACGTGCGGAAGTCGGTCCCGAAGATCTGATATGGGATCGTGACTCTGGCGTCTCCGGAGACTCTGAGGACGGTGGAGCCATCTTCCAGTGTCTGCCATCCATCTCGCACAAAATTGAATCCGGTGAGGGATGCCTCGATGGATCCGCTCTTCCACTCCTCCGGATGGGCCTCTGTGTTGGAGCGCCCCTCTGCCGTGAGGTAGAGCGCCAGGGCATCCGTCTCAGGTTCGACATCAATATCTGTCTCTGTGATGTCGATGGAGAAGGACTTCGTCACGCCGCCGGAGCTGATCGCGAAGGTGTGGCTGCCGGCTGTGTCGAATCTCATCGTCCAGCCCTGCTGCGTCCTGTCGACGGTCCTCGACGCTACAGTCAGGCCGTCTTTGATCAGGTCGACCTCTGCCGTCTCGCTCATCGGGTTGAAAATTGTGAAGTCTATACCCAGCTGTTCATACTGCGCGGCCGTGTCGCGTTTGAAGTTGCTGGTAATGATCGTGGTGTTGTTCAGCGGCTCAACAGCAATGAACTCATAGTAGAGCTCATTCGAGCGGACCGGCTGGCCGTTGATCTCGCAGTCGAAGTAGCACCGGATCGAGTGGGCGCCATGGCTCTGCTGCGGGATCGTGAAGGTGATCTGTCTGCCGGATACGGAAGTTGTGATGGTGTCGAGGAGCTTGTCGTCCACGAGCAGGCTGATGACCTTGGAGACCGCGCCGACAGGCGTTACTGGGAACTGGAAGGGTCCCTCGTATCTCTGCGACGTGTCAAAGGACGAGGACAGGCTCGTGTCGACAGCCGTGACCGTGAGGACGAACCTCCTGTTATGTCCGTATACGTCGGAGATCCTGAGGATGATGGTGTTGTCGCCGGTCGGGATGTATGGGCCGATGTCCACGGATACGAGTCCCTGGTTGACCTCCAGCATGGCCTTGGTGACGTCATTGACGACGACCTGCAGCGTGCCCTTGCCAGTCTCCATTTCCTCTTCTATTGAGCTCCATTCCACCTTTGCGATCGCGGATCCGCCTGTCTTGATGGAGAGGGCGTTCCATCCGGAGGCGTTCCTGGCTTTGAATTCGACGTTGTCGGTGGACTCTCCGCCGCCACCGCCTCCGCCACCGCCTCCGGTTCCGAAGGGGCCGATCGGGCCGGCGATGACGTCGCCGTCGGATGTGAGATAGAGAAACCCCTTGCCGTCTGCATATCCGTCGTCTGCTTTCTGACGGAGGAGGTTCTGGACCCTGTTCACAGCCTGCTGCAGGACGATGGTCTTCTGTTCGACCTCTGCGAAGTCATTTTCCAGGTTGTTGGCTTTTGAGAGGGCCTGCGTCGCTACCGCTTCGGCGTTGGACTTCATCTGTACGACTTCCTGCGCTTTGGACGCGACAGTCTCGACCGCGTTTCCCCTGGCGGAGTTGACAGCGCCGACGCCTGCCGTGGCAGCCTCCTCGATCTCCTCCAGCTTCCCGTCGAGGTCCGCTGCATCAATCTGTGCCTTCGCATTGGCCGCTGCCTGTGCCGCCGTCTCTGCGGCGGCCTGGGCGTTCTCTGCCGCCGCCTGTGCATCTTCCGCCGCCTGCTTGGCCGCAGTCACCGTCTCGGCCGTGCCGGCGATGCTCTGCGCTGCGGCGATGATCTCGTCGAAGTCCTCTGCGATCTCCTCCACCTGACGGATCTTTGAGTCGCTCCGGATCGTGTCGAGGTCCATGGCCGTGCGGTCGACGGAAAGAATGAATCTCTCGGTCAGCAGCTCCTCCCCGTTCTTGGTGAGCGTGAGCTTGCAGGGCACCCGCCCGGCGATCGGTGTCATCTGCTCGTCAAGGCCGAAGAGGATCCTTTCTCCGGAGATGGATGCTGCAATGTCGAAGCCGTGGCCGTCCGGCTTTGTGCCGATGATGGCCACGGTCGCCCCGGTCGGGAATGTGAATTCCGCGTCTGTCGCGTAAAGCTCCACTTCGAAAGTCCTGGAGTTTTTATCGTACTGGCTGACGTGGATCACCTGCGGCCCTGCGCCCGGTGTCACGTCCAGCCGGATCTGCTTGGTATACATGCTCATTTATTCGCCCTCCTTCTTGTCGCACACCAGCCATATCGGCTCGAATGTCAGGCGCTCGTTCCCGGAATATGCCGTCACCGCTGCCGGGATCTCTCCGGCATAGGTCGCGAACGATTCCGGGATGTCAAATGTTACTGCGAGGTTATTCCGGGAGCCGGTAATCTCCAGCTCCTGGCCATCCGGCCTTCTCGCCTTCAGCTTGATCGTCGTCCCGGATGGGAGCTCCAGCGTTCCCTCCCTGGCGAACAGGCTGAATTCGATGTGCCTGCTCCTCTTGTCGCCCTGGCTGATGTAGATCTTCACAGGGTTGCCGCCCGGCACGGCGTCGAGCTTGACATATTTTCTATACATCGGCATCTTTTTCCTCCGTCGCCGTGCGGATCCATTCCGTATCGTCCGCGTCGGCGATCATCCAGAATATCTGCAGGATCTCCATGGCATTGAAATCTTCCGGGAGCTCGTCATGCCTCATGTGGATGATCTCAACCTCGTGCTCGATGTTTTCGATCGGCAGCATCTCTTCCGAGAAGGATTTGAAGTTTTCCGACTTAACATCCAGCACAGCGGTGCCAGTCTCTTGGTCCACGGTTCCGTATTTTGCGATCGCGGCATCCCTGGCCATGATGTACTCCTGTGCCGCGTTCCCGAGCATCCTGGCGTTTCTTGCTACCGCGTATCCAAACAAGCCTTTTGATTTTTCAAACACGCCTTCAAGAGAGTTCAGCATCTCCGCCATTTCCACGTTTTTGTGTTTTTCTTTTCTTATCTCCACTTTGCCTCCTCAGCTGACCGCTAACCCTTTAACGAACTCTATTTGCCCTCCATACCATGTTATGGTTCCGTCCGCGTTTTTTCTGATTTCGGTGATAACTGGCACTGTTCCTGTGTATCCTGCTCTGGTGCTTATTGTCCCTCCGATCGAAGAATAGTTCCCAACTTCAATTCGCGGAGCCAAAAGCGCGATCCCGCCTCGGCCAGCAACCGCGACACCCCATGAATTGTTCGTCAGTACATTGAAGCCTACCCATCCGTTTGGGCTTGATGAGCTGTATGAATTGCTTGCCCCTTTCAGATATCCCTCCTCGAGTCTGCACCATGCATCAGTCCCGGTCGATCTTATAACTCCTGTTACATCCGCACCCGTTGCGGTCAGCTTTCCGCTTGTTGAGACCTGGAACTTCCCGCTGCCGATATTGATGGAGCCTTTCTTCATGGTCAGCTCGCCGGTGCTCAGATTGAATACTGTGTTGTTCCCGGCATCCGCGAGGGTCCCCGTGGCGATGTATGTGGCGTTTATGTAAAGCTTTCCGTTGTTCAGGTAGATTCCCTGCGTCTGGCCGTTGTTTGTCAGGCGGTTGAAGATCTTGAGCTGCGTCAGGTCTGTGTCGTAGTCATCCACGGCGTCTTCGGCGATCTTCGCCACCGTCTTGCCGCCGACGGTGGCCGTGGAGGCGAGCTGGAACTCGCCGGTCTCCATGTTCCAGAAGTTCTTTCCGGCCACGTCTGAGAGGATGCCTGCCTTGATCAGGACTGCGGTCAGGGTGCCCGTTGTGATGAAATCGGCCACCAGCTTCCCGTCGATGGTCCAGGCGTTGGCGTATGGTCCGGAGAATCCGTTCGTTGAGAAGCCGATTCCGTTTTTGTTGATCCGGATGATGTTCACCGCCGTGGTGACATCCGGTTTATCCATCACATAGATCTCTTCAGGTGTGCCGTCGGCATTCCGGCCGAAGACGACGTATCCGCCCAGGCCTCCGGTGATCATGTCAGTGGCGTGCTCGATGGCCTTCCTGAGCTCGCTCTTGGCGTCCTTGACCTGCTCTGTGGAGATCTCCACAGCCTCGTCAATCCTGCCCTGGAGCGTCTCGCCGAAGCTGCTCTTTGCATCTCCCAGCTCGATCTCGTCGTAGCGGTCGGTCAGTACGTTGAACTTCGTCCTCACGACCTTGGCGGTCGCCTCGACGCCCAGTCTCTCGAAGATGACTGTGACGGTGTCGCACAGGTTGACGCGCTCGAGGTTCATGAGTTCTTTGTACTCTTCCGTCTGCCAAAGCGGAAGGAAGGACACCTTGATGGACACCGACGGGATGCCGATCTTGTTGGCCTTCATGTAGGCCTGTGCCCTCTCGCGGAGCTGGGCCTGCGTCGGAGGATTCTGGAAGTACGATGACATGTCCAGAGGGACCGTCATCTGGTAGGGGAAGTTCTGTGCATTCGCGCTGTGGAGGACTTTTTCGTCCAGTTCCACCAGCGTTTCTCCGCTTCCTTCTTCCGAGCCCTTCCAGTACGGATAGACACCCGTGATGGTGTTCTCAATATTTTCTTCCTGCGTGATGTCTGTGATGTTCTTCCCGTATCTGAGTGTCACGCCCTTGTCAGATCCGCGATTCTCGTGGAGTTTTATGGTGTAACCGTCCCACTCATACTCCCCGCCGTAGGTGTCCAGGATGGATCCTCTCGTGCCTCCCAGCCGCGACCGGATGGAAGACGGCTCCTCCACGGAGAAATTTGCCGTCGTGGATTTGTCGGTCCAGAATTCAAAAGGACACGCCTCTGCCGCATTGCTCTTCAGGCCATTCAAGGCCTGCGCACATGACGCTGCCGTGAATGGAGCCACCGGGATGTGTGATGTCTGGTAGCTGATGTGTCTGGCCTTGACGGTCACGCGCTTGTTGAGCGGCTTCGTGATCTTGTAGATCCGGAAAGGCTGCTCCGGTTTCCCGTCCGCAGGTTTCGCCATGATCAGGCATGAATGCTGTATATCTGAAAAATGGACCCCGTCGACGGGATATTGCATCTCCAGTTCGTAGGATCCATTACGTTTTTCCTCGACAAAACAGCTGATCGCGGAGGACAGCTGTCCGATTCCGTTCGTTGAGAAATCGGTTGTCGCCGGGCTGTATAATCTCATATCTTCCACCACCTCGGCGTGATGATGATCCTCGAGATCCCGCTGCCAAGTGTGACTCCGTTGTCGCCCTCAAGCAGTGACGGGAAGCCTCCGGAGAGGAGCTTCACGCTTGTGTTCCGGTTGTCGGCCATCGTGTCCCTGTAGCATTCGCAGATGTCACAGTCGATATCCGTGTAGGTATTGGCTGCAGTGATCTGCATACTCGTCGACCCGATGGAAAAGGTCCCTGTCCCATATACGCGCAGGAGGGGCTTGGCTTCCTGCGCGGTCGGGTTTGTGATCTTCCCGGACGATGTGAATGTCTTGGCTTTCTCCCCTGAGTTGAGGAATCTCTGCGGCATCACTGAGAAGTTCACCGCAAATGTCGCTGCGGCTCCGTTCTTGATCAGTTCCAGGGCGACATTGCCGGTCAGCTTGGCCATCCGGTACTCGTCCGGATGCCAGGAGTCCTCGAGCCTCGCGTAGCCCCTGTGTGCCGTGATCATGGCGCGGAAGCGCTCGAAGTTCTTTTCGAAATCGACGCCGATGCCGCAGGTATATGTGCCCGGGACGTTCTTCCACCTGCCGTTGTCGACGGTCAAGTCTCCGTTCCGTCCCGGGATCTCAATCTGTTCGGAGTCTCTCTCGGGCGTATCCCATATTCCCGACACGCTGTCGATCAGGATGCCGTAGTCCCTTGAGGACGCTCCGCCGTACACGAAGAATCCGCCTGCGCTCATCTATACACTGCCTCCGCGCTTGCCATATCGTCGCCCAGAATGTCGGCGACCTCTCTGGCGATCTCGTGGGCATCCTGTCTGTCTGTCGGATAGATGTTGATGCTCACATCGCCGTATTTAAAGTTACGAATTGAATCTCCGGCCCTCTGCGCCGTCTGCGACAGCGTCCGGATTGCGTTCTGGATGATGTCACTTGCAGGTGCCTGCATGGCGCCCTGGACACGCTGCATGACCGTCTCGACGCCTCTCATGAACATGTCGAGCAAGTGATCTTCTCCGGAGACCACTTCCCTTCCGGTTTCTCCTCCTCCAAGAAGTTTCCCTCCAGATGCTCCGAAGATGGTCGCTCCCTTCAGTACGCGAATCTTGTCCATGGCCGTGTCGTACCAGTCGACGGTCAGGTACCTCGGATCCGGAATCGTGCCGAGAGCCGGTACATCAATGTAGGCGCCCACGTTGATGTGAGGGAGCTTCAGCTCTGGTAATTTCCACTCGAAATTGAAGAATCCTTTGATGTCCTCAATGGCATTTTTCACGAAATCTTTCGCTGTTCCGACAGGATCCTCGATGAATTTTTTGACTTTGTCGAAAATTTCCTGAGCTTTGTCTGCGATACCTCCGAATTTTTCTTCGACCGAATCTTTCATGTCCTGGAATTTTTCTCTGACGCCTTCTTTAATGGCGATCACCCTTCCCAGTACGTCGCGAACCATATCGACGAATTTTTCTTTCGCGCCTTCTTTGATTTCGTTGAATTTTCCGACGGTATTTTCCTTGAAGTTCTCCCATTTTTCTTTCACGGAGTCGACGAATTCTTTCGCTTTCGCCTTGATGTAGTCCCAGTTGTCGGCGACCAGCATGCCGACCGCGATCGCGGCCATCACTGCTGCTACTATGAGGGCGATTGGTCCGAGGAGCGGAGCGCCCAATATGCCTATCACTCCGCTTATGGCCGTCACTATCGTGCTGATCGCACCGACCACTGTGGCGATGACTACGAGCACTGGGCCTACCACTGCAGCGATTCCGGCGATCTTGATGATCATCTGCTGCTGGTCCTCACTGAGGCCGTCCCACTTTTCCTTCAGGGTGGTGATGGCGTCCCGGATGGCGGTCATGGCCTCCACGATCATTGGAGAGGCGGTCTCGACGATGTCAGAGCCCAGCTCCTTCATCATGTTCATGTTGGTCTGCATCTGGTCCATCGGATCCAGAGTCTCGTCGAAGGTCGATCCGACATTTCCGGCGAAGTCCTGCATTGATGTTCCCAGTTCGTCGAAGGAAAGACGTCCTTCCATGCATGCGTCCGCGATCGCGGGGCCTGCCTTCGCGCCGAACAGCTCTGTGGCTGCAGCATAGGCCTCGGCTTTGTTGGAGCCGTCGCTCATTTTATCCTGCAGCTGCTGCAGGGCTACGTTCGCCGGGATGCCCTCTTTTGTGGCGTTCTGCAGAGCCTTTTTGAGGCCGGCGAGTGCTGTTCCTGCGTCGACACCGTTTTTGTCCATGTTCGCGAGGAGCATGGCGGAATCGGAGAAGCTCAGGCCTGCCTCGTCCAGGGCCGTCTTGTTGGTCTTGAGCATGTCGCTCAGTTTGTCGACGCTGATGCCGGTATCCTGGCCGGCTTTATTCATGGTGTCGAGGACCAGAGAGGCGTCTTCCGCTCCGATTCCCCACGCAGCCATGGCAGACTGGACGGAGTCGATGGATGACGAGACGTCGGTGTCGTTGAGCTGCGCGAATTTGACGAAATCACCGGACAGGTTCTGCAGAGCGTCGCCCGTAAGTCCGAATCGTGTATTCACTTCGCCCACAGCGTCGGCGGCTGTCTGGAAGTCCGTCGGGATGGTCGTGGCGATGTCCTTGGCGCGCTGCTGCATGTCCTCCAGGGCCTCGCCGGACGCGCCGGTCTTGGTGGTGATCGTGTCCATGGCCTCGTCGACTTCTTTCCACGCTGCCACGGATGCAGCTCCCACTGCCACGATCGGAGCGGTGACTCCCTTGGTCAGGGTTTCGCCCGCTCCTTTGATCTTGCCTCCCACTTCCCCTATCTTGCTTCCTACTTCCTCGACCTTCTTCCCTGCCTCCTGCATGGATGCCTGGAAAGGCGTCGGAAGGGCTTTCACATCGTCCTGGAATTTCTTCAGCGCCTCCTCGTCGGCGACGATCTGACGTTCCAGGGCTTTGGCCGCCTCGGAACTTTTGTCGAACCCTTCCGTGTTCTTCATCTGCTCCAAGGCTTCCTTCTCCCTCTGCAGCTTTTCCTTCGTACCCTCGATGGAGGTGTTCAGGTACTCCTGCTTCTGCTTCAGGAGGTCTACGTTCGACGGGTCCAGCTTAAGGAGCCTGTCGACGTCTTTGAGGCCTCTGCCGGCCTCGCTCAGAGACTTGTTTACTTCCTTCAGCGAATCGTCCAGCTTCGTGACGTCGCCGTTGATCTCTATGGTGATTCCCTTTGTACGGCTTGCCATGTCAGCCTCCTATGAATTCGTTGAACTGGGCCTGTGTCGCTTTCTTCGGGTAGTCTACGGTGTCGTTTCCGGACTCGATCATCATGTCCATGACCATGCCGTATTCCATCATGTCGAGCTCGTCGAGCATCAGGCCCATCTGTTTGCACCGAAGCAGGTAGGTCGGTGTCAGGATTTCCCGGACGGTGGGCTCATATTTTTTTTTGAGCCTGCGACCTGTACCGCTCCTCCAAACCAGAGATCTACGATCTCCGGCAGGATCTGATAGATTGAAAATGTGTTCATGTCGTCGATCCAGTCCCAGGCGTCCGGGTACTTTTCTCGGAAAGCCCGCTGCTCGTCCGACACGCGGGGCGAAGGTGAGAGTGCCTGATAGGCGAAGGTGTATGACACCCTCACGAATGTCTCATAGTCTTCGATGTCGAAGAACTGCTTTCTCTCTTCGCCCTCTGCCGCCTCGTTCTCTTCGCTTTCCTTCGCGCGGTCGTTGGCGCTCCTCAGGGCATCCATGTCCCGCATGAAATCTCGCCCGGGAAAGAGGCGGTTATACTGAATAGGCGAAAAGGCGGAGGCGCGGAATGCCGCGCTCCTGCCTTCTTCGATCTGGATCACCTTTTCCATGTGATTCTCCTTTTATGCGTTGCTGATGCCAGGCAGGCAGACCTTGGTGAACCACTGGTTGTATGTGGCTGCGTTCGCGCTCTTTGTCACGCCGCCGCGCACGATGTTCTTCTCCGTGCCGTCGATGACGCAGGGAAGAGGGGATGCCTGGAGGGAGAGGGACTCCGTGTCAGGTTCGCGCATGTTGTCTTTGTTCTCACCTGTCTGGTTCGGCCTGGAGGCCGTGCAGTTGTAGTAGATGAACCGGATGCCTTCCGTGTCGCCCTTGAATTCGCCCATGAGTGCGAAGGGATCGGGCGTTGCATCCGCGTCCTCGTACTGGATGCCGGTCGTGATATCCACCGTCTCCGCGAGGCAGTCCTGGCGGAACTGGTCGGAGATCTTCACAAAGTTGAGCGTCCCGGTATATCCGTTATTGGACGCGATGATGATGTAGTCGATGCCGTCTGCCCGAATCTTGGAAATGTCACCCTCTGCCTGCATATCGATGGACTGCAGGCCGGGCTCCTGGCGGATCCGCGTCTCGTCAAACGTGATCGAGCCGTCGGCGTTCCGCTTGCCGGGGCAGTAGTAGCAATTCTTGACGTCGTACCTGTATTTGTTCGCCATGCTTTTTACACCTCCATGGTGTACTCGGTAAAATAAAGACCGAGCTCGTCGTCGTAGTTTTTGGTCGCGTTGAAGCGGTCGAAAGCCTCTGCGAGGGCATCTTCGAAGCGCCTGCCGTCGGCTGTATGCGTCTCGACGTCCTCATTGGTATCTGTGTAGAGGTAGATGGTCAGCCGCTCCCAGAGGACGTAGTCGATGCCGTCAGCGCGGAGCGATCGCTTTTGTGTCCCCCATTCAATAAACGGAGGCTCGAGCGTGTCGATCTTGTCCCGGCTGATATGGTCCGGGTGGTCCGGGTCGAAGTAGATGCCGAAGCCCTCGATCTTCTCCCGAATCTCGTTTCTGGTCATGTCTTGCCCATCTCCTTATCGATCTCTGCCAGAAGGTTTTCTGTGAAGGCCTTCTCCACTTCCGCATCCGGCGGTATGTGTGGAAAAGCATCCGTCCGCGTTTTGTTCTTCCGGAAGAATGCTGCTCCTGTGATCTCGTGGCCATCCTGGAGCAGGTGTGGGAGGCCAGGCTTTTTCTTCTGGTAGATCTCTCTCCCGTAGGCCCCGATGCGCTCGCTCGTCTTTCTGGAAGTCCAGCTTTTGGCATAGACGCCGGTCCTCTTCGGGGACTTCTGTCTGGTCTCTTTTAAAGTCTCTTTCGATGTCTTATCGACAGCCGTTTCGAGAGCCGTGATCGATGCAATCCGGACTGCCTCCAGAGACTTCTGCACGGCCTCCTGCAGTTCTCCTGCTGTCTGGATCTTCACGTCAGCCATTTGAACGTCTCCTGTATGTGACCTGCGCCGCAGAGAGTGAGACGAGGAGGGAAACCGGCCTGGTGTCCTTCCTGTCGACCTGTTTGACTTCGTACTGGGTGCCGTCGGAGTCGACGAAGATATCGCCTTCCGTGATGTCGGTCCGCTCCGGGACGAGGATCGCTTTCCGGAGCTGCGTTCCCGCGATCATTGCCTCCCAGAACCGGTACATGCCGACGGTCGTCTCCGCGAAGTGGATGATCTTCTGCTTCTCCTTGACGAGCCTGCGGTCGGATACCTCCCACGATGTCCCCCAGCCGTCTGTGTAGGTCTGGAGGTTAGTCGCCTTCGGTTTCAGCATCTCCCTCTGCCTCCGTGTTCTCTTCCGGTGTGTAGCCTTTGGCTGCGGCCCATGTCCTTAGATCATATTCTGATTTGATCTCAACGATGTCCTGCGCGAAGTCTGTCAGGAAAGTCTCCGCAGCTCCGGCCTCGGCCCTCATGACATAGTCACACAGGAGCTGGCCGCAGCGTGTGCCGGGCTCACATCCCGCATCCGGATCCGCGTAGCGGTTGAGCAGGTCTTTTCCTGCCGCACCCTCTGCGCGGATCCTGGCTTCCGTGTCTTCATCCGGCGTGTAGGTGACATGCAGCGCCCGAATGAGCATCTTATATACAGATTCAGTGATCGCCATCATGCCACCTCCGTTTCAGATGTTCTTATGCTTCCTCTTTGGTCTTCACTGTGCCCTTGACCTTGACCGGAGTCGCGTAGTCCTCCAGACCGGAGATGTCAAGGTTGATAAAGCTGGTGTTGTCCACAGGACGGCCGCCGCCATACACCCTGGTGGTGTAGACGCGGTTGTCCTGGAGGAACTGGTTCTCGTCGGAATACTCGATGACGCCGGACTGGCCGCCATTGATGGCCGCGAAGTAATTCTCCGCGAGGCCGACCTTGGCGCGGCCTTCTGCCACAAAGGGAGAGGTGACAACTCTGGTCGGGAAAGCGCGGTCGATCATGTTCTGAATGCCGGCGGTGGTGATCACCTGCATCGCGGGCCTGATCTTCTTGATGTAGTCGACAGGGTTGACGACCATCAGGACCTCGCTGATGTTCCTGTAGTCGCCGTTTGCATCCAGGAGGAGATTGTCGGCGATCTTGTCGCGGTATCCATCCCATGTGGTGATGGCTTCGGCAGTCTTCTCGGTATATACGCCATCGGTGGACTGCGAGACATCGAACGCGAGGCCGATGAACTGGTCTTTGCCATTGCCCTGGACGATGGTCTTTTCCAGGCCGAAGGCCACGGTCTCGGAGAGAATGTTCCTGATGTAGGCATCAACCCACATGGGAGCAAAACCGAAGTTGAAACGGACGAAGTCCTTGGGGATGAGGAAGTACGCAGTGTACTTCGCCCTGTCGATGTCGATGAATTTGATAGCGCCCTGAACCTGCGCAGTGATCGCGCTGGTGATAGCCCCCCAGCTTCCCAGAAGGCCGCGCATCTGCTTGGCGTTCATGACCAGGCGGACAGCGCCGGCGGCGTTCTGGATGTCGATGGCCGCCAGAAGAGGGTGAGCCTTCTGCATGTCCTGAATGACGCGGTCGATGATGGTGGGCACCATGTGGTCGGTCAGGTTCTGGATCTCCTGCTTCGCGCCGGACTTGGCCGCGTTGATGAATTTCTGGTACCACTCTGTCTCCTCAGAGGTCAGAGCGCGGAGGCCGCGGCTCTGCAGGACCATCATGTCGGTGACGTTCCCGTACTGTTCAAACTCCTGCTCGATCCTGTTGGCCACACTGTCGTGGAGCTCCTGAATCGCGCCCGCTGCCGCCTCAGCGTCTCCGTCCTGCATGGCCTTGGAGAGCTTCTGGACGATCTTGTAATTCTCCTCCTTCAGGAGATCCTTGTTTTTCATGATAGGCATAATATTTTCTCCTTTTCTTGGTTTGCTTATCTGGTTGCTGTCATGGCCGCCATCAGTGTCTCGCGGATCCGCTTCGCAGCTTCCTTACGAGGGTCTGCCGGCGGCTCCTGATTCTGGCCGGGCTGCATGCCTGCAGACTGCATCATCCGGTTCATTTCCTGCTGCCTGAACAGCTGGTTCCGAAGCTCCTGGATGATCTCGTCTTTGTCGTCGTCTTCTTCCCCATCGTCCTCTTCGGCTTTGAAGTCGTCGATGACGTCGCAGAAGCCGTACTGCATGCAGGTCTGCGGATCCAGCATGGTCTCTTTTTCCATGAGCTCCTGCAGGGTCTGCTCGTCGATCTTGCCGTTGCTTCTCGCCAGATAAAGCTGGCGGGACGCAGCACTCAGAGCATCGAGCTGTTCTGCATAATTCCGGAGCTGTTCGGCATTGCCTTCGCAGTACATCCATGGGTTGTGGAGGAACATCGTTGTTCCAAGCCCCATGTGGATCTCTGACGCCGCCATGACGATGTCCATGGCTACGCTGTAGGCCATGCCGTCGACATAGGCCGTGATCTTGTTCCCCTGCTCGCCCTTCTGTTTGAGCAGGTTGAAGATGGTCACGCCTTCGCCGACCTCTCCGCCGACACTGTTGACGTGCAGTTCGATCTCCTCGCCGCTTGGGATGGCGTCCAGGCAGTCCCGGAAGTGCTTCGCGCTCGTCTCCGAGTCGTCGTACTGCCATGTCTGCCAGTTGAAGTTGCCTCTCTTGCGGACGCTGTCGTAGATGTAGAGCAGGTGCTTTGTGCCGCCCGCTGCCGTCGCCTCCTGCTTAAAGCAGAATTTGAAATCAGTTCTCTTCGGCATTTTCTTCCTCCTTTCCCCCTTTTTCCTCCGGTTCCGAATTATCACTGTGTGGGGCATCGCCGCCCGGCACAGGTGCCTGTGTTGCGGGCGGATCGGTGCCCCCGTTCCCTATCTTGTTACTGTCCTCCATCGACTCGAGGTCGGAGAAGTTCTTGCTGATCAGGTGTTTCCTCGACCATTCGGTGCCGATCTCCGGCCTTCCGGTCAGGATCCTGATCTCGTCTATGGACGCCCCGCTGCCGAGCAGGTTGTAGGCGCCCTGTGCGGCCTCGAAGATGTCGGTGTATTCGATGCCGGTGAGGTCGATCATCTGGTAGGTGCCGTTCAGGACTTCCTTGCCGTTCCTCTTCCGGTTGTTCTCCGTCTCAATCACGTCCGCGATCGGGCGGATGCCGAAGGTGATGAGGTTCCTGGTCAGCTGTTTGACCTCCGCCGCAGTGCCCAGCATAAGCTGAGGTGGGATCTGCAGCGCATTGGCCACCTTCGTGGTGATCTCTGTGGTCATATCTGTGATGTCCTTGACCTCTGAGGTCGTCCTCTTGGAGGCTTCGGAGGTCTTGACCTGGTAATCGAAGCCCTTCCACATCGGCATGACCGCATTTTTGGCGTTGAAGTAGGACTTGAAGCGGTCGTTCATCATCTCGGTGAAGACGTCGTTGAATGTCTTTGGCGTCCCGTCGCTCTTCTGGCCGTAGTTCATGCCCGCTGCCGCGTTGCCATCTATTGTCAGAACTCCGCGCTCGCCGGCGCTCTTCTGGAATTTGTCCACTGCCGTGTCCAGGAGCTCCCTGTACCCCTCCATGAGATAGTCCATGATGGATTTGACGTTCCGGCTGTTGAGCCGGTAGAAAAGCACCTGGTCCATCTTGAAGGACTGCGGGAAGGTGTACGGATGCACGACGCCGCTCTGGGAGTCTGAGTTAACGACGACGTTCCGGAAAACGTCCTGGTACAGGGCATATACCTCGTGTTCGTATGAGTCCGCCACAACGAGGCCGCCTCTGGTCTCGATGACCAGGCACTCGTTCCTGTAGATCAGGTTCCAGACGATCTTCTGGAGGAACTCGTTCGCGTTGTAGTTGTAATGCGGTGAGTAATTCCAGAGATAATACTCGTCTCCATGGACTTCCTTGTTCCTGACGAAGGTCCTGATCTCGCAGGCACTCAGGGCATTGGCGATGATGTTGATGCCGGTACAGAGTGCAAACTCGTAGGTCATCAGCTCCGTCAGTTTCTCTCGGTCCACCAGCTCCGGCAGGTCCTCAGATCTGATGATCGCCTCGCCGGTGCCGAGCATCTTGTCCTGTATGAAATTCCAGAAATTCTTGAATACCGCCATCGGCGTAGCTCCTTAGAATGTCACTACCGACATGTCGACGTCCGGCATGTCGTTCATATCCGGCAGATAGTCCAGGCAGCACATGGCGTCCACGAATCCCATGAAGCCATCTGTTTTTCTGAGCTTCTGCTCGATTTTCCCGTAGGATGTATTCCCCTTGCTGTCGAGGATCCTCTTGGTGTTGTTTGTGTACCAGGCCATCATCCGGTCCCATCCGCTGATCTGGTGATTGAGAAATGCGCTGTTGATCAAGCTGCTGGCCTTCGCGATGTCGGAAGGCCGGACCAGATAGACGCGCTTGTTCTCTTTGTCGAAGGCATCGAAGCCATAATGCTTCAGAGCCTTGTTGAGCCAGGTGTACCTGAATGAGTCGATGCCGATCATGAGGATCCTGTACTTCTTCGCAAATTCTGCGATCCATGCAGCCGGCAGCTCCGGCGGGATCTCCACGTCGTTGATGATGGTGCAGATGCCTTCCTTCTCCCATTTGTCGATCGGTGCGTGGATGTTCGGAAGATCTCTGGACTGTTTGCAGATAAAGGTGTGGTGGAAGCCGGTGATCATCTTTCCCTTGCGGAAGAGTACATAGCATCCGCAGAAGTCATTCGTCTTCGTGTAGTCGATGCCGGCCACGCAGGCCATGCCCTGCTGCGGTTCGAAGTCCCGCTGCCGCAGGCATGCCTCGATGTCCTTCCATTCGGCCACCGCGCTCTGCGGATCCGAGATTGGGAAGTTGCATCTCTTTGCCAGAAACTCCTGGTAGTAGTCCGGAGTTGATGGCATGAGCTTGATCTCCTGCTCGATCGTCGACCGGAGGCTGTAGAATGACGGATCCGCGAGGGAAGGATTCGCTTTCACGATCTTGTTGATGTCCTTCCACTCGTCCTCCTCCTCGATCCTGAACCAGTTCACGAAGGTCCTGTTCGCCGGATCATATTCCCGGAGGATGATCTCGTTCTGGGCCTTCTCGTCGTCCAGGACGCCGCCTCTGACATGGCCGTCGGTGGTGATGGTGATCTCTCTCCACCACTTCATCTTGCCGGTGCCGGACTTCAGGGTGTTCATGTTCCTGGTGTCGACGTACTGGTGCTTCTCGTCGTAGATGACGCAGCCGGTCCGCTTGGAGTCCTTGTTCTTCGTGGACGTGGTGTTCAGCCGGAACTCCGCGTTCATCTTCTTGCCGAGTACCATCTCGGCCATGCCCTTGAAGTTGGCCTTCAGGGCCTTGGCGTATGCCGCCTTCGTCGGCTCGTTCACGAGGTTTGAGACATCCTTGATGGACGTTCCCGCCTGGTCTTCGCCGTTGGCGATCAGGTCGACGTTGTAGTTTTTGACTCCATGGAGCGGTGAGATCATGTAGAGAGCACAGAAGTCAATGAATCCATTCTTACCGCTCCCTCTGCCCATGATGTCTCTGGTGACATGGAAGTATATGTCGTCATACGGAGCGCCCGGCACCCGGAGGAAGACCCCGAACATGATCGCGAATTGATACCGCTCCCACGGAAGGAGGTTGAATTCAAAGTATTTCTGCAGGCTCAGGCCCTTCCGGATCCGTTCTTCGTCCACGTAGACGTCCGGGCGTTCCAGGACCGGGATGATGTTGTTCTCAATCGACAGCTCCTGCTCCCTGCAGTGCTCGATATGGTTTCCCCGGATCAGGTAGATCCACTCGTCGATGTTCTTCTCATAGGTCGTCATCCTCTTCACCAATAATTCCGTCAGTCGTCACGCCCAGCGTCTTGAGCAGGGCGAGCATCTGGCGATTGACGATCGGGAGCTGCTTCGGCGAAGCGTTGTCTTTTCCGTCCGAAGTCCGGAGCCCTGTCTCCCTGATGTCGCTGATCAGGAGTTCCTTCAGGTCCCAGAGTTGCATATAGTCCTCGACCTGGTCCGTGAAGAGGGCAATGTCCGCCCCTTTGTTTTTGAGCTGTTCAATCAGGCTCTTCCGGACCTCTTTCCGGACCGTCTTCCTGCTCTTGGTCGCCATCAGCTGTTGCCTCTCTTCTTATCCGCGCGCGCATGTACGCGTGTGCCTCCGTGAAAATTCAAAAACTCGCCAGGAAAG